GGCGCCGGGATCCTCAGGACCGGGACGGCCTCAGGGCGCTTTCATAAGGTAAAGCGTGAAACCGACGCAAATCCGGGGTACGGCGGGATGGCCCGTACATATATCCTATAACTGAAATTAGCTCGCGCGCGCGTGCGTACGCGCATACACCACACACGCATACACGCACACGATCACGCGTTTAATATTGAAAATCGCTTGAAAAAGTTTATAATAAATATAGGACCAGCGTTTTAAATCCTTCAGTATTTCTTTATTTGATAGTTTTGAAATTACGAAGAGCTGGTCCTTTTCTAATGGAAGAAAAAGCCCGCTCTGGTGATTAAAACTTATATGGTTTTTACATAAGCCGATTCCCGGAAGATGATGTCCGGAATCGGCCTCTTGTTTTCTTCGGGAAGATTTTTTCGGGGAATCTTCGGAAGAAAATTTCCGCTTGATTTGCTGCAAAAAATGAAAAACTTTCCGGGGCCAAAATTGAAAAAATTTTCTGAAGGGAGGGGGCTATTTTTTCGCTGATACCGGGGGGTCATTTTTTGACGTTACGTGCCCGTCTTTATCCACAGTGTACCTTTTCCCTCTGGAATGCACTTCGGCGTGACAATCTCGGCACAAAAGCATTAAATTGTCCCAGTTTAGCGTTATATCGGGGTCATAAATGTTTTGAGGCGTTAAATGTACCTTGTGATGTACTGTGTCGCCGGGTCTTATTATCCCGTTTTCAAGGCACCTTTCGCAGAGGCCTTTTTTATATGATATAAATCCTTCCCTACACTTCACCCACGCCGGGGATCCATAAAATTCTTTAGCGAATGCACGGGCCATATTTTTATTTCCCTTCCTACAAAAAGAACGCGGACGAACCGCGCTCTTTTTGCTTAGTAGGAGGCGCCAAAGCTTTCAGAGGCTATTTGGCACCATAATATTACATCTTATCGTAGGTGATAAAAAATGTTATATCAGGTCCAATATTCCCATTCTGCCTTTATGCAGCAGAAATTTTATATAGCGCTCCGAGTAATGGTACTCTTTTTCCAAAGACAGTCTGTCTGGATTGCTTGAAACTATAGGGAGATCGTTTATGTAATAGTCATACATGATTGACCTTTCCACAGATTCAGACAACAGATAAATCGTCTTCTCGATTTCCTTCTCCACCTTTACAAGTTCCTTTGCCCGGTCTTCAGCATCCTCGAGCATCATGATGATCTCGTCTGAATATCGCACAAAACCTCCGGAAACGGGATCTCCCGGCGCCGGGGGCACCTCTGAAAACTTTGGCGACCCGGGCAAGGTCCTTGACCTGAGCTCTAACATCCTTCTATTTAGAGTTCTTAAATCTTGCTTGATATGGTGCGCCCTCCCAAGGAATCTTTTTAATTCTCTTTCGTCCATTGCGCACTCCTGTATACCAAATATGGAATTATCCAGAACGGGGCCGTAATAAATAAAATTACGTCTCTAAGAAGGAAATAAACTACCAGCAAGAATAAACAAAAAGCGCCAGCTACCTTTTCCGTGTCGGACATATCTATTCTGGCATTATTGTTGTTGAAATCCCTTGCAAGGGATTTTATCTGTTCAATCATATTCCGTCCTCACATAGTCTTCATAGGATACGCCCATCTCGCGAGCGCTGGCTTTATCGTTAATTCTTCGTAATCTTAGGGCGTAGTCGTTGCATTTCTCTGAGCAGTAACTTCTTTGCCTTACAGATAAAGGTTTACCGCATACCACGCAGTATTTTTGTTTCCGCGTCAGGATCAGATGTCCGCCCTTCTCGATTACGCCCATTAGTTAAATCCTCGCTCGGAATAGTCGACTACTATGCCCTCTTTTTCAAAGAATGGGACCACTTCTCTGCACCACTTCCCGTTGTGGATTCCCATATATTGCATGTTTCGGTAACCATAGTCGATTATGTAGTCTCCGCCATTTATCAGATATGTATATCCTCTGGTAGGCTGCCATATCTCAATAGCCCACGGATCCATGTCATCCCGGAGGACATTAATAAGCTTTTCTCTGTCCCATAATCCACACATAATGCTCACGCACCACGGGGACCCCGGACGCCGTTTCTTAAAACCAGTGATCCATGTCCACGGCGTATCATCGTTTAACGGGTCGTACTCGCGTTCAAAGTTCACGCAAGCTACGTCTCCGGCCAAAGATTTCTCAGCGTACCCTATCCTCTTTTCGTCCACTGGAGCCCTTATAAAAGCATCATCCACCATCACCAATATGTGATCATCGCTTATCATTGCTAAAGTTTCTCTTATCCTTCTGGACCACTGATCCAGCGGATAGTTTTTGCAAATGGTCCTGTAATAAGGGTTTGTTACAGTCTCAGTGGAATATATCACTTCGGGGTGATTTGGATAATACTTCTCCATGCACTTATAAAAAGGATAGAACAAGTCATTATTATTATCGCAAGAACATACTAAGATTCTCATTTCTTTTTCCTTTTCGGCTTTTCCGCTTTGCTGCCGTTCAATGCTGCTTGCCACTTCTCAACGTCCTTGTCTGTCATGCTGGCAGCGACAAAAGATTCTTTTACCTTTTCATCTTCCAGCACCTGAAACAAAGACAGTCCTTCACTGAGCTTTTGCTGCTTAACTTCAAACACTGCTCTATCCTCCTTTCGCGTTTCTATAAAAGCCTTATAGGCTGTTTCCGGGTTATACATCTTTCTTATCTCCCCAAGCACAAAAGCAATCCGCCGTCCACACTTTGTCCGTTTCGTAGAAATGCAATCTTGTGTCTATCAATCCGCACGTTTCAGTTGAATTGAGATAGTATTTGCAATCCTTACATCGCACTGATTCCACGGCATCTACTGTTGGTTGCTCGTATAGTTGCTTTACGGAGTCACAATAAATTTCTTCGTTACAGAAGTGCTTGTTATCGCAATCTTCACACCACAGTTTTTTCAAGGCATCTGCATCAATCAATCTCATCTGTCATCCCTCGTACCCACCAGAATAACTGCGTACAAGACGAATACAGTGAATCCGCCAACAAAACATCCCAATATAAATCCGATCATTGGCTGGCCTCCCATTCCCTATACAAAACTATCCAGTCCTCAAGAGGCATAGTAACTAACCATTCGCAGGCGTCTCTTCTGTGGAACACTGCTCTTAAAAGGATTCCCGCGTCTCTTTTAGCCTGAGCGATAGCATCATAGATGTTTATTGCCCTTTTACTTCTTTTGCATTCTATATGTATTCCCGGAAGGCCTACCACGTCAGGACTCTCCGGGCCTCCATGATACTGGACGCCTCTATGCGTGTCGTATCCATAACTGTTAAGGACCTTAACAAGCTCAAGCTCTCCTCGCTTGCCTTTTGCCCTACTGTTCATTTGTTCCTCCTTTTCCAGCTTTGAAGCTTGGCTAATTCGATACCGGTATATTCCCCGTAACTCATACCAAGCTCTGCTGCCTCTTTAGCGATCTGTTCCAGACTCTTCTCCTCCATAACAGCCTTCATTCTGTTATAGGCGACAGCCTTACCAGAGCAGTCTCTGGAGCAGTATCTCTGTTTTTTGTTATCTCCGTAAATGTACTTTCCGCACCATTCACACTTTCTAAATGTCATCACTATTCACCCTCTCAGAGATATCTTTTAATAACTTACCGATAAGCTCTGTTTCTCCTTCTGCACTTTCTTTTCTTTTATTTTGTTTTATTTTATTTTCTTTTATTTTATTTTGGGTTGACGTTTGGTTGCCTTCTGGTTGACATGTGGTTGCCACTTGGTTGCCATGATGTTTATTGAAGGTGTAGGCCCCGTTATCCTTCATGAATAAGAGGGCCTTTTCTTCTGTGTAATCAGTGGGCTGCATTCTATCTTTGCGTTTAGTGTTATTCAGCCACCAGTGCTTAATTACCACTACCCCGCTTTCGAAACCGAGTATGAATCTAAGGTCTGCGAGGGCCTTTAGATCCTTCTCCGAGGCTCCAACCATGCGCATAACTCTTTTAGGCGCTGATATGAAGCCTTCGTCATCGGCGTTTAAGCATAAATGGAAATAAAGCATCTGCGCTGTTGCTGGCATGTCAAGGAAGGCATCGCTTTCGACAACTTTTCTGGAGAACATCCGTTTTTCTCCAAGCATAGCTATCCCTCCAAATAGTTTTTATAAAAGTGGTCCATCCAATCATCTAAGGACCACTTTTGCGCCTCCATTACTTTTTTCTGAGTCTCTGACTTCAACCAGTAATACTCAGAAGGTCTATGATGTATCTTTGCGTGACATGCGCGGCAGCATCTGACTACCGCGCCGTATTTATCACTTATTTGCCTTGCGGTCCCTGAGAAAACGTGATGTATTTCGCAAGGTGCATATTCTCCGCAAAGCTCGCACCGCTCAAAATGGGAGATCTTCTTCATCTAACTCCACCGGCGGAACATCTTCCATTGCTTCAGCAAGCTCCATCTTTTTCTCTGAAGGGAAGTCTGCTCTTTCTATCAAAAGCTCTATCTTTGTATTTCCTTCCCCGTCTGAATAATCACGATAGGAAGTAAGCTTTCCGGTTAAAAAGATCATGTGGCCTTTATGGAACCACTTAGAGATAAAATCTCCGGTTTTTCCCCACGCCGCGCACGGGATAAAATATGTGGGTTGTTTCCCTAAGTCGTCCTGAGACGCGACAGTGAATGTATACTTAGCTCTGTCGCCTTTTGCGGTGTGCATTATGAAAACTTTGGAAGGGTCGTCTACAAGCCTTCCCTGTAACTGAACAACATTAAGCATTATCTTTCTTCCCTTCTTTCTTCTGGATCCACCTTGTTACTTGCTCGTCTGTCCATCTGGGAGGCGGCCCTTGCTTTTCAATGAGCGAGTTCCAAGTCTCATCGTCTAATAAAGACTTAAGCTTCGCTTTTTTCTGTATGAGAGAAGGTTCTTCCTTCTCGATTATGACTTCCTTCTTTGGCTCCTTTTTGGGCTCCTTTTCAGGCGTCTTCTCAGGTTCCTTTTCCTCATCTGTCTCCGGGAGATCTTCGCCAGCGTAGATGTATAAGCCAAGACCAAACATGGCAAGATTCTTAGTCAGGCATCGCATGATAGTTTTGTTGACATCAAACATTGTTGCCGGTTCAACGTACTTATCAATGTAATTCCCGGTCGGCCTCCCGCGGTCGTATTCCTTGACCTTGTACGCATAAGGCGCTGGTTTCATTGCTTTGTTTGCCCCGTCCATTACTGGCAGCCACATTTCATGTGTGAGGCCTTCAATAGTTACAGTGGTCATAACCATATAACCGGTTTTCTCGTCCACCATGTAAGGCAGCACACTTCCGTCTGGCTGAGTGAATTTCTCAATGCTGTAAACGGCATCAGGGTATCTCTTTTTAACTTCGGCCCATGCCCACGTCCATGAAAGATATGTGAGCTTGGTTCTGCCCTGATCCAGAGTTTCCGTCTTATCATTGACGTTTATCTTGTAAAGCTCTTCAAAATGGTTCATGAGAAATTCACCTCCAGATCCGGGAATTTCTCTACCGACAATTCATAGAAGAGGTCCAGCACGTCAGCGGGCAAAATATCGTCAAAGTTTTCCCCGTCCCACGAACAGAAAACTGCGGTCCCTTTTACAGTGTCGATGTATTCCCCTTGTGACGTCAGAGCAAAGTTGTATTTGTTTGCAAAGCGCATCACTGTCCGGCAGTCTTCGTTATCAATCAGAACAACATTCTTTCTAATATCGATAACTTCGAAATTCCCGTCCACAATGCTCTGGAAAGCTTTTTTAGTATTCGGGATAGTTTTAATAATGGGCTCTTTCTTAGGTTCTTTGATAAGAACGATTATCTGATCACGCATTATTTGAGCTCCTCCTCAGTTATGAAATCAAAGTGCGTCCGGAAGGGCTCGTCTTTTTCTTTTCTTTCAGGGAGGCACTCCCAAAGCATCTGCTCCTCCAAAGACAAAGGTTCTCTGTCTTTCCTCATGAGGCCTTTTGCTGTTGCGATGATCATTTCCGCTCTGGAGACCAGCGATGCTGCTACATTGTCAATAAATGAGCGCGACTCAGATTTATACATCCCATGACAGTCTGAAAGTACCGGCCATCCTTTGAGCCTCATACCCCTAACCAGATCACGAATATCGGAAGTTGCTGTATATCCGAGAATCCTTGCAAGCTCTTTTTGTGTAATGTATTTCATGGCGTCCTCCTTATCTCAATCCCAGCGACAGAAGAAATCTGACGACAAAGGTGTAAGCGTCGAAGAATACCAACGCGAATGGAAGATAAATAAAAACTACTCTGCGGACCCAATATTTGATTTTTAATCCGCATATGCTATAATTGTTAAGCATAGAACGTACCATATCCTTTCTTTGCATTGAGCGTCAGCTTTCGCGGAGCTGGTGCTCTTTTTTTCGTTGTTTAGTCTTGCGTTTTTGCAAGTTATGAAATAAAAAAATAATCGTCAAGGCTCCCTCCGCCGAGGATCCTAATAATCGATATTGCCTCAAGGACGGAAAAATCCGATTTCCCGGTCATCTTTCTGTAGAAAGTTGACGCGTCCATACCCAGTTTATGTGCCATTTCGGCCTGAGTAATGCGCTTTTCGGACATTTTCCCGCGTAAACGAGACGTATCGAGCTGTGGCTTTTGAGCCATGTATCTCCCCTCCTTTCGTAAGTTCTCTTTTATCTTAATACTTGCAAACTCGCAAGTCAACTAAAATTTTGCGAATTTTCAAGAAAATCTTTCATGTTTGCATATTATAGTGTATAATTGGTTCGAAAGAGGGGTGTGGGGCTATGACAGTATTTGGGGTACGTTTATCAGAAACTATGCGTATGAGAGATGTTTCAGCAGCGCAATTATCTCGGAAGACAAATATCCACGAATCGAATCTTTCGCGCTATCTTGCCGGAACATCTGAACCAACTTTGAAGAATCTTTTAATACTTGCTCAAGCTTTGGACGTTTCCGCTGACTGGTTATCAGGAAAAGAAGAGTTAGAGTCAGAGTATAAAGTCCAGTATGGCGAGAAAGAGATCATGAGAATATATGACGAGCTTTCCCTTGCTGGCAAGGACAAGGTTCTCGAATACGCTGAAATGCTGCTTGCTAAAGAAAGAAAGAATAATGTACAGGGATGATCGCGGATACTGGCGGGAGTACATTACTTTCCGCGGTAAAAGAAAGTACTTCTCCGCTAAAACTAAAAAGGAATTACTGCTGAAGCTTGCCGCCTTTGATATGAATAACTCAGAGGCGCTAACCTTCGGCGAAGTTGCCGACGCATGGCGGGAAGATAACTGGGATAGACTGCAATTCGGATCCTACCGGACATATAATCCAGCTTTCAGAAGAGCGGTTGAAAAGTTCGGTTCCAGAAAGTTAGAGGATATTAAACCAAAAGATATCCAGCTCTGGCTGAAAAAGCTCGGTGAGACGTACGCGTATAAAACAGTATCAAATCATAAGACGATTGTCTCTCAGATTTTTGACTATGCGATATTTAATTTTGGCATGGACGCGTACAATCCATGCGACAGAGTAAAAGTCCCCTCAGGCCTCAGAAAAGGCACCAGAGAGGCCCTTTCTCCGCAAGAGCTTCAAGCTGTATTATCCACTACTAAAGATGAATTTCAGCTTGGTTTTGTCATCCTCTTTACGGGGTGCAGATTAGGTGAAGCAAACGCATTAAAAATGTCTGACGTCGATTTTCAGAAGGACCAGATCATCATTTCCCGGTCTACTTCATGGCGCTCAAATCAGCCCTTCGAAAAGGCGCCTAAAACTGAGGCTGGAATCAGAATAGTACCATTACTTCCCAAATTAAAAGAGCGCCTTCTGGAGCTTAAATTAGGACCCGCTGATTATATCGTCGCTCAGGGACCGGAACCACTTACACTGTCAGCAATAAATCGTCGCTGGGAAACATGGTGCCGGAATCACGGCCTTGCTACGGAAGTGAAGCGGGATCCTACCGAATCTAATAAACATACATCAGTGTGGAAACCTACAATCGAGCGTCACCAGATCAGGCACGAATACGCCACTATCCTTTATGAGGCTGGCATGGACCCGAAAGCAGCACAGCAGTTATTAGGCCATGCTCAGATTTCCACCACAATGGATATATACACTCATATATCAGAGAAAAAACGTTTAGAAAATTTTATGAGGCTGGCGACATACTTTGAAAATATTCAATAAAAAAGAAGGCCCGGAGAAATTCCGAGCCTTTAAAAGTGCGACAAAAGTGCGACAAATTTGTGAAAAAGTGCGACAAAGTGCGACTGTTTTTACTGAATTTTCGCATTTTTTCTTTGCAAAATTTCAATGATTGAGAGCCCGCAAAGTGCCGTAAAATAAGGAAAAACCGCCATTTTACGGCGGTTTCCGATTTGGTGCGAGTGACGAGACTTGAAGCACTTGCAAGTGCCTATTTTAGGGCATTTGAAGGCGGTTTGGCACCGGAAGTGCGATTTTAGTGCGAGTAGGTAAAATTTTTGTGCGACAAAAGTGCGAGTAGGTAAATATTTATTAGGCATGAAAAAACGCCCCGGTAGAGGAAGGATACCGAGGCGCTTTTCCAAGAAAGGAGGTTATAATGGGATTCTAATTTATTGCGTTATAAAGGATCTCGTCAGCGTCCTCTATCGCTTGTTTCAGTTTCAGATAACTTGCTTCAAGCTCAGCGTACTTTGCTTCAAGCTCTTTGTATTTCTCGTCATCAGGATCCGGTGAAGGTTCCGGTTCAGGTTTCGGTTCCTCTCCCTTTGTGGCCGTCACCACACAAGGCACCACCAGCTCCCTTGCCTTCGCTTCGATTTTCAGCTTTTGGTAGCTGGTCACCCATCCCGTATTGATATAGCCATTTGCGGAAGTATAAGAAACTCCCATTCCGTCTAACAGACGAGTGAAAGTGGTTATATCTCCGCCTGACGCGTATCCTATCTTAAGTTTATACATCATTTCTCCGCCACTTTCTTCAAGGCGCTTGTTCACTTCTTCCGCGATATACGGAAACTTTGTTTTGAGATAAGGACCGGGGCAAGCTGTGGAGCAGAAGTAGTTATGCTGCGTAAGGTTGCCTGTTCTGTCTCCCGTGAATATCAGCTTTTCTATTCCGTTCCTTTTGCATATATCCACACAAAGCTCGATACACTTCTCGATTACTGCGTCAGATACATGCCAGTCAGGCGCTCCGCCGTCATTAGCTAATTCTATGTTTATGGCCCTGTGGTCATTGTCATAGTTCGCGGAACACCACGCCCTATCTTTCTCCTCACACGGCATACCTACTCTGAGAGTATTGTCTATGCAGTAGTTGGAGCTTGCTTCACGCGTCTGAAACAATCTACAGCATTGCTCTATCGTCATGTTTCCAGCCATGTGATGGATAGTGATTTTGGTTATTGGGTACACCCTCGGTGAAGTTCTGTGCGGTGAAATGAGGGTGTATTCCACCATCGCAGAATTACTCATCAAACTTCTCCCCGTCAGCGTAAATTCCCTCACCTAAACCTTTGTAGTAAGTTGTTGAGGAAATACCCAGTAGGCTCCCTATAAGAGTGCAGAGTATCATTATTGTGCCTGTAATCTCCTCAGGATACGGAAATCCCCATATCTGAGCAAGGCCAGCATATGCTGTTCCCAGTGCGGGAAGGACGATTAGATCTATCCATTTGAGGATGTCATATGTCTTGTTGGAAATCATTATCTGTTACCTCTCAACCATTTAATGTCTGTTTCAATAGCCACTATACTTTCTCTCACATCGCTGAACATTTTTGCGTATCCGTTGTGTTCATCCACTTTGCTTTCGATGGATTTCAATCTGTCATCCATCTGCTGGTCACGGATAGCCTGAGCTTTGATGTTCTCAGTCTGCTCTTTCCGCATATTGTGAAGCTGATTAAGGATCCCTAATATTCCACCCAATAAGCCGATTATTGTAGCCATATTTGCGAAGTTTATTTCCATCCTTCTACCTCACGCTGATTTATAGACTAAAGATTTAAAGTTGAAAGTGGCAACAACTTCTCCGCCTGAAGATATTGAGATCTCCGTAGGCACTAACCCGATAGATGTAAACGTGGGAAGTGTTATAGTTGCCTGATTATCTTCAAAAGAAACTGCGCTTGAGGAAAATGAATTCCCAGCGCAGTCTTTCGCATATACTACCCCAGTTGCTCCTGAGGGAACATCCCACTCTACACCTTGGTTATACAAGGTTGCCACCACTTGCCTTGCCGTATCCCCTGTTTTGGAATACACAATGGGATTTGTGGGAATGGACATGTCTAAATCAATATACTGAATACACGTCATGGTGTTTCCTCCTGATTATTTGGGATGACATTTAAAGTAAACGGCATGGAAGATACGTTAGTGAACAACACATCCCCTATACACCTACCTACCACCTCAGTTGCTTCACTTGGTAGTTCTGCGAGAACGCCATCGTACTCAAACGCCACTTCCCTTATAGTCTGTCCGAAGATGTTGTTTGTGCCTAATAGTGTGCTTATCTGTTGAGGTGTCAAGTCGATTACTATAGGTGTTGCTAATTCGTACACAATGTCTAATGGATTGTTTGTAAGGTAACTTCTAAAGCCAGTTACATCTACTGTGCTTAGAACAGATTTGGGGATACGAACGCTTGGCAGAATCTGAGTGCCACCAGTAATCGCAATGGCGGGCGTGTCATCATCTCTAAGCGATGTATACGTTCCAATCGGTAACTGATTACACACCGTTATACAGTTGTAGTTCTCACTAACAGATTTTCCATCTGAAAGACTTACGTTTGAGTAAAATACTGCGGTGTTTGTGCTTGTCCACGATGAATAATTCCAATTCTCGCTTGTTTCGCCTGTGTACCTCTTGTACTTCCTATCCACTGTCAACATCCCACTCACCACATCAAGTGTTCCACCGTAGACGGAGCGACCTAATGAGATGGAGTGCGTTGTGCCGTCCTCGCAAAGTTTGATGTCTGTATATGTTACATCTCCATAACTTGCTCCACTATTACCGAAGAACGAGAGATAGTAGTTTGCCATCTCCGTTGAGTCATAAGTAAATGTGAAATACAATTCTCCACTCTCTTCTGTTGCTGTTCCGCTACTTGCTACAACTGTGTTGCTTCCGTTTCGAAGTGCCAATCGTGCTTTTCCGTTTGCTATCTTGGCGTAAGCACACACCAAGTACGTTTTTCCGTTGACAAGCGGATATACGGACAAATTCTGTTTTGAGGCGGGATAAGATGTCGTTGATGCTCCTTGCACCCTTATTGAGTCTTTAGCAAGAATGGTTGTTGTTCCGCTTTGGTTAGTAGTTCCCGATGAATCATATATGTTGTTGCGCCCTTGAAAAACTGTTATCGCATAATCATTCCCATTACTCGGCACTATAGGGCATATGTTGGAGTAGGGTGACCAATCTGTTGCCGTTGAGTTTTGTTCTATCTGCGGATAAACTGTCACACTTCCGCTAATTGCTCCGCCCGCATTAACATACAAATAGACATTGTGGCTACTATCCGTAAGTGTGGCACTATTTGTAAATGTCACAGTAGGATTTGCCTTGTTCATTGTCTTATCTGTGCCGTCGTTAAACTGTGCGGCGAAGTTCAGAGCATCAGGGCAATTCTTGACGCTAAAAGTGTAAGTGCCACTACTTAATGTAATGTTCTGTTGTGCGTATGTCTTGAGGAAGAATATTGAAGTTGCGGTTGCCGTTCCACTAATGGTAATACTTCCGTCATCGTTTACTGTCCACAATATGCCGTTGCTATCTTTTGGAGATGCACTCGCATAAGGCTGACCAAGTTTGTTCTTTCCACCCCCACTTGGATACGGAGATGTCTGTCCATGTAAATCTTGACTTGAGGATAGTCCGACTTCCAACTTCGTCAAAGGCACTTCTTCCAATGCGGTAAAGGTGACCAAATCCGTTGACTCCGTTGGAGTGATGTCCGCACTCTTCAATGCGTCTGCCGTAACTTCTACACCGTCAGGACGGAGTATACGCAAGGTGCCGTTTTCTTCTGTGGCATCCTTGATGTTGACTTTGTATAGTCTGCCTGAATCCCCTTGTTTGGCGTGAAGCTGGACCACTTCAGGATTATTCATATTTAGGTTTAAATTTGTCTGTACCATTTATGCACCTCTTATGGAGTTATATCTTCAACTGTGCCTACTCTCGCATACAGGATTCCTAATGTAGCACTTCCTGTCTGCGTGGAGGATGAGTTATTTCTTAATCCCATAGCGGGGTTAGCTCCCGTCACTAAAGGGTTAAACAAGCGGAGTGAAACAGCACCTTTGCCTGAGCTTGCTCTTACAGTTGCCACTGGTGTATATCCCGCCGGCGTTGTCAGGCCGAAATCCTCAGCGTTAATCGTGATATAGTTGTCAGCGCTTATTGAGTATGAGTAAGAATAAATGCAGATTTTGAAAAGGTCCGCCTGAGTATCAGCTTCATTTATTGCGGAGACTACATCAGTTTTATCTGTAGTAGTCAGAGAATCCAAATCACCGATTTCTGAAGCCTTATCAAAAATTTCATTAACAGCCCCAGTCAATGTCTGTGCCGTGGTATCAAGCTCATCTGTTCCTATTAGGTCTAATAGTGCATCTACGGACGCACCGCTTTCGCTCAATGTATAAGTATCAGGCATTGTTTTCCTCCTGTTCGTTTAGTTTCTGCTTCAAAAATGCTATGCACCCCATCAATCGGTTCATATTGTCGAATCCGTGTACTTCTATCGCTTCAAGCGAAATCAGTATGGCCTGTATCTCTTCTTTAGTAAGCATTGTTAATACCCCAAAACATGGTATGTAGTTCCACCAACAGTTATGGTCTTGAATGATAGTGTATGTCCGTCATAGTAGAAATACGCAGAATCATCACTATGTATTCCTAACCTAATGCCTGAATATCCTGTGGACCTGAATATCGTCAAACCAACATCGTCATTATCTTCAGCAGTTATTGAGAATGAGCCTTCCTGTCCTGACGGCCTTGACAAACGGAAACTGCTTGAAACTATCTCTCCTGTGTCAGTAACATATCCTGACGAGATAGTGCATATCCCCTCTCCATTGTTAGGGTTAAACAAGGTAAGCTCTGCTCTTGATTTGTTAGCGGAAGTAATTGTGTTCCTGAGCCATAACGTCATACGGCCTTCTGCGTCATACAGACATAGAGCTGGCCTGTTATTGAACGTGTTTGTACTCATAACAGTTTCGCCGTTGACAATGACAGAAAGCTTTGAAGCAACAACGCCATTCTCAGTAAGTGCGTTAGTGTACGTCAGTCCTCCGTCGTTGGAAACACCAATTCCGCCGGCAGTGGCCTTTAGCCATGCAAGCTCATTGTCTGCTTTATGGATAATGAATCCGCCGTTAGTTCCGTCATCATTGGAGATAAACTCAAATATCCCTTTTGTGTTGTTTATCACATCCGCAGCCTTTTGAGTTCCAGCTTTTATTTCGGCCTTAGTCATGGAGTTAACTTCCAAATGCGCTAAGGTATCAGCTAAGGAAGTCCTCGCGTCACCGATTTGTACGGAATTATATCTCTCTAAAAGGACATCAGTTTCGATTCTGATTATCTCCGCTTTAGCTGAGATACCATACAGAGGAAAATCCACTGTCACTGTATCGCAGAGGTCACATGCTTCAAGGACCGCAATATCCTTGTATTCCTCTGTCTGTTCCAACTGAACAAAAGAAACATCAATGGAAACCTTGGGAACACCCAGTCCGTTATCCCTGATATACTTCTCCGCCCTCTCTTTTAACTCAGCTTTTGTGGGCGCTGATTCAAACTCAGAGGATAAATCCAAAGGCAAAACGTTGTTGAACGGAAACGGATTCTGCACTAAGAGATATTTCCCGTTGGAATCCAATAAGTAGGCTCCGCCTGATTCCAATAAATAGGCTGGATTATTGATGTCGTAGATGGTGATTAAATCGCCCTCTATCACTTCATCTTCATCCACATTTGCCCAGTACGGATATATCCCCGTCACCACGGATTCAAGGTTTCTCTCCATGCGGAAATCGGTGAGATTTTTGCCGTATGCAATTTTAACGCCGTTATCACTTCCTCGGTTAAGATGAAGCTTCACGGCGTATTTATCAAACTCATATTCCCCTTTGCCGTACACGTCCAAAATCGAGCCTTCCTGTCCCCCAAGACAAGCTCTGAATGAAGTCGGTACGGATAATTTATATTCACTTGAAACGCTTTTATCAGTCCATACAGTAAACGGGTTCGTCACTACCGAATGAGATAACAATCCGCTTAATGCAGTAGAACATGAATCAGCGGTGAATGGTGAAACTGGTATCCCTGACAAGTCATAACTCAAATGGTGAGCATGGATGGTCACAATCCCATTCAAAGGGGATTCCACTGAATAGATCCTGAATGGCTGAGGAGTTCTATAAGGAGAAGGAATAGCCAATATAATTGCTCTATCCCCTATTTCATCAAAATGGATTCCGCCGACTGGATATTCCAGCGTTAATTCATATTCCCCGTTCCTCTCCTCAGATACCACACAGGAGATAGCGTCACTCAATGCGCCTAATCCCTGATTATTGAAAGAAGTGGCGCTGGAAGGATAAAGTATAGGCTTCATAACGTCCACCACCTCGGTATTATCGTGCAAGACGCGTTATTGAACGTAATCTCATTTTCACCGCTTACAAGGAACGGAAATTCTCCTGTAACGGAGATGTCTGAGTTTCTGTTCTCGTCTCCTGTGTAGGCATTTTGCGTCTCACAGTCGAGTACTATCGTCTTGTTCAGGTTGTTGGAAATGGCCACTGAATTGCCATTGACTGTAAGTGTTCCTGAGCCATTTAACATGAAGATAGGATAACAGGGCATCCAATGATTATTTAAGACGTCACCGGTTGTTAATCCCTTTTCCTCCTCACCGATTTTCAGGAATCTCTGCGGTTTACAGTCGAAGGCAACTGTGAGCCTTCCCATGTAGTTCATCCAGTTTGCTAATTCTTCCTGATTATCTACTCTTGCCATAAGGTAGACATCAGGGTCATATGTATCCTCTAATCTCGCATACCCGCCAACACCGCATAACCACAAGGCAACATTCCTTGCTGTTTCGTGGAATCCGCCCCTTTTGGCGTTGAAGTATAAATCATACTCTTTGCGGAAATTGGAATATGCTCCTGTATCCTGTATCAGATCTCCGTTCCTTCCAGGAACAGAAATCTTTGTCACCACCCTCTGAGGGACGGCATAATCAGGATATTTAGTCACCCTTATATTGAACGCATCAGAGGATACGCCATTGAAAACAAATCTGTTTACGCCCATACTGCCGTCCTCCTTTGCGTTGCCTTCTGAATCTTATTCATTACCACGTCCGCAATTTCATTAGCGCTCTGGCCTTGTGCTGCATTTACAGTAAGATTGATTCCGCCGTTGTAGTTAGTGACTGGAGCTTCAGCGACAGCAAGTGTTCCAGCTATGTTTGCAGCAGATTGCTGGATCCTCCACATGTTGTCATCAATGCCCTTCTGTAAGCCTTGCATCATGTGAGGCATCCATTCTTCATAGTTGTGCAATGGTCCTTTGTCAGGACGCGTAAACTCTAACACTTCTCTTACAGCGTTTGCTGCTCTTTGGGCGGCGGTTCCAACACTCGGTATTTTTATGTTGATTCCTTGTACAAACCCGTCAATCATATGCATACCCCAAGAGGTAGACTCGCTGCCTAATGCACTTAAAGATCTTGCAGCAATCGCTCTGAGGTTTGCTGTTGCGCTTTCTACTTTCCCGGCGTTGTTCTGGATTCCTTTTGCCACATTTGCCGCTGACGTTTCGCCAAGCGCCATAGCGTCCCATCCAAAATCAATCAATTCCTGTTTTGCTTTCCCAGCAATGTCGCGAATGTTGTATTGCGCTTGTCTGGCAGTGTTCTCGCCTTCGATGCGCATATGGTGTCCATGTCCTTTCATGGATTCCACAGCGTTCGCCATCTCGGAGTCGACTATCTCAATGGCCCCCGCATTCTCCAAGAAAGCCAGACCGGCGTCTTCCAGAGAGTCTGTCATCGTCTCAACAGTTTTAACCGCCGGAGGGCCATATACCGATTCATACCAGTCTTTTAATTCTCTGATAGTATCGAATGTGTCAGACAATTCGTCTGCCAAAAAAGCAATAGCATTACCAATGCTCTCCCAGTCAATATCCTCCACCAATTCAATTGCGGCGGGTATCAGCTTGTCTCTTAGCGTCTCGTTAATTGGGATAAAGGCTTCGCCCAAGCTTTCTTGAACAGTAGTTTTTAGAATGTTCCACTGTCCATTTAATGTCGTAGCGCCTACTTGAGAGGCCTCAAAGAATTTGCCACCTTCCTGTGTAGCACTGTCCAGAGCGCTGACAATCATGTCGAAGGTGATGTCCATCTTTTTTAGCTCGGCGACAGTTTTTCCGGTCGTCTCAGCTAATAGCCCGTAGACATCCACGCCGGCATAGGCAAACTGGCGCATATCCATTGCCGTAGCTTTTCCGGCGTTCTGGATCTGCATTAAATTGCTCGCCATTCTCTGGAGCTCGTCGTTTCCGCCACCAGTGGCGACGATAGATTTAGCCAGAGCGGATACTGCTTGCTGCGCTTTGTTGCCGTCGATACCGGACGCGATCAGCATTTTGTTCGCGTCGATAAGATAATCGGTTCCAATGCCTATCTGCTTGGCAAGGTCCTTCTGGTTCTGAATAAGGTCCGCAGTGTTTGCGGCAGCCTCTTCAGCACCTTGACCGGAAGTCTTAAAAAACGCCTCGATGGTCCTTGTATAGGATTCCATCTGGGCGTTATATTCCACTGCGTCTTTCCCGACGCTGTAAATCGCTTTGCCTACTTCAATAGCAGCGTCTACGACTAAATCGAGCGCTTTTGTAGCCAGCGCGACATCCATAGCAAAATCTGACCCCAGAGTCTGACCGGTTTTCTTTGTCTGGTCATCAAGCTGGCGCATTTCCTGTTCGGCGTCGTCAGTGTTTGACTCCAGCTTGTCTAACTCTTGAGATGTCCTCGACATCTCTGCAACAAGGTCCTTCTGAGCGATTTTGTGGTTATTTATTTCATTTGTGAATTCGGCCTGTGCTTGTTCGGTGAGCTTTCCTCTTTCCTGAAGCTCGGCCATTTTCTTTGTGACAAGATCTATTGCTTCGGCGTGAAGATCATATTCCTTCTGGAGCTGGGACATGCGGCCTTTCAGCGAATCTACTGACTTGCCGTTAATCTCTATCTCCTTGTCCATCAGCTTTAAGGCAGAGCTCGCCTCTTTGATGTTAGAAGCTATCGTCTTAAACTGATCTGCAAATTCTTTTCCGCCTTGGAGAAGAATTCTGGTACTAATAGAATTGCTCGCCATTTATGTCATCCTTAAAACTTCCATGAAGTTATCTTTTTCGTACGTGAATTTCTGTTTTGCCCCGTTAGCAATTAAATAACAGGACATGAGGTCCATCAATTCTCCTTCTGTGCGGGCCATTACTTCCGAGTGTGTAAGCCCTATCTTTAATCCGGACCCAATAAGCCATGCAGTAGTTATTTTTACTGCATGGCCTTTTCTTTTGGGTCGGGCTGAACCTCAACAGTAATTTTATTGGACGCCTTATAAGCCTCTACAATGGCCTGAAGTATATCGCTTACTTCATACTCTTCAAGGTAAAGCCAAACGTCCTCCGGAGGGAGATCCTCCTCGCTTATCATTTCTACGTTCATCTTGGCGCGAATATTTGCCGCCTGTATCAGTATCCTTGCGACACCGATAATTCTCTGGCAAGTTTCTTCGTCGCTATCAACATCAAGAATGTCCTGAGGTTTGTATGATCCGTATTTTTTCTGGAGTTCCATTTTAGCCCACATAGTGAGCCTAAACTCATACTCCTTGTCCAATATTTTTACTGCCATAGTCTCTGCTCCTAACTAAATTAAGTTGTAACTGCGCCAGCGCTCAGATATGTCTCAAGCGCTGCTTTTGCGGTTGCCTCGTCTGAGTAAGCCGTCTCACTGACATACTTCCAGTTATGCTTTGCTGTATCATCGCGCATGAAGTCTGCTGTGAGTTCAAGCGTCTGCCAGTCTATCTGTGCCTCTTGAGTATCAAACTCTTCTGCGTACGGGCGGAATTTACATTTCGGGAAAACAACGGCCCAGTAACTGGTTGTTCCGTTGTTCATCGTCCTGTAAAGGAATCCAATTGCCATGTACGGATGAGTGGCCTCGTCTCCAAATGCAGTCCAGCCACCAGATGCTGCCGGAAGACCATAAATAGCGCGTCTTGCGTCCGCGTTAAGGCCATCGACTGTAAGTGTGACTGTGCCGCCGGAAACTACTCCGTTTTCCGACTCTGCGACGATGTTGTCTGCGTAAAAATTGTTATCGTCAACAGTGTCGGGAGAAACGGATACGCTGACACCACGGGCAAGTACTCTCTTGTTAGAAAATACGTTTGATCCCTGACTGTTGGAATATTCAGCTACATAAGGGCAGCTGAATCCGGTGCCGACATTTGCCATGTTTTTTATTCTCCTTCGTTTACTGCGTTAGTTATCCATTCGACAAATTCCTTCTCCATAACCTTTTTTACTTGGTTACGGGATCTATTCATCGCTTTGGAATAAAAATGAGTGGCTTTAACTCCAGGCACCCGTACCCCGTCGGGCCGGACATACTCTGCTCTGCCACTTTCAAGGACCGCAGCTTTCAAAGGCTGCGGTTTCCCCGGTTCGACACGTCCGCGTCTGTGGTGCGGAACAGTGTCATATCCCATAAAATGGACGTTTGTTGATGATTCGTCTGACGACGACGTTATATGGTCTGTTGCGAAATCGTCCACAAGGTGCTTGGTGTTTCGCGGGTCCCCGTGATGCAGCAGTGCTGTTCTCAGAGAAGATTTTACGTTCTTCTCCAGTACCGCAGCGCCTTCATACACAGTGTGCCTCATGATAGGTACGACCTTTTTCGGGACCTTTTGCATTTTCTCGAGATACTTATCAAGATCTTTGTAATTGATATTGGTAGGCATTATATAAACTCCACCACCCACTCTATATGGATAAATTTTGTTTCTTCTTCATACTGGACAGTGTTTAGATACCAAGCAAAGGTGACACTCTCGTCCTGAAGCATTTTGAAGTATCTTTCTACAGTGTCTCTTGTCAGCCCCGAGGCGTCTCGGGTGAAAAGGTTTACATAAACAATATTTGTTTTCTCGCTGTGTCTGTTGTCTGTCCGGAAGACTGACTCGTCCTCCTCAGCGTATACCCCATAGTCGACAGTCGGAGCGGGATCCCATGAATAATGTGCGAATGAAATACCCGGTTTCAGGGCGAATAAACCATTAAGCCCATCACCGAATTCCTGAATCGTCATGTTCCCCCACCTCCATCGTTTTTGTCTATCTTCTGTACAGTGAGGTCAATTACTTGCCCATTGACCGGCGTGTAGGTGCGAATGATTCGGTACCAGTTCCCGTCGTACTTGCAAAGTTTCTCGCCGCCGTACTCAGAATAATCTGTCAGCCTGAAGATAAACGTCGGTTGAATGTTGTTAGACATTGCCATGTAAAACTCATTGTTTCGGACTGAACGAATTTCTGCGTATACGTCCCTACCAGTGGGATTTTGACATTCAAATACCCCGTGAGGCTCTTCCGAGTACAGAGTTATTTGTGTTGCTCTTATCATTCGCTGTCCTCCGGATAGTTAGACAGGCCATAATTTGTATTCGATATAAGCTGAGCTTTTTGTTCGTCATAGGATTTCTTTAAGTCGTCATAGTCTTCCGGTGTCCCGAAATTCATTCTGACATAAGTAATGATCGCCATTTGTAACAAAGAGTCAGTCGTCGAATTCGTCGCTGTTACATCAACTATTCCGAGATCCGCCACAGCAGCATTAATAAGCATTTGTATAGTGTCATCGTATGCGGTGACAGTTAATCGCATGGCCTGTTTGGTTAATTGCAAAAGGGTTAATGTTGCCATAGGTTAATCTCCATATTTTAAAATATCGTGCATTTCTTTTGTCACTGTCATATGACCGACGTGACCGAGCGCAACTTTAGGATCACACATGATTTTGTATCCGCTTTCCCTTGCTCTTACGCAGAACGCGCAATCTTCTCCGACACCCATTATCGGCTGGAACAGTTGTCCGTCGTGGTCCAGATATGTGCCGACAAGAACACTTGTTTTCATCAGGACACATCCAAATCCGCATGCACCTACTTCGAAAAGAGATTCAGGGATATCGCTGAACTCTGTCCAGTGACACCCTGAATCATCCATGTCGAATCTATCAAACAATACCGGTGAATACGGAGGACGTCTCCGGAAATATAATCCCGTCAGAATGTCCAGATTGTTTTCCGCCAGCACTTTGTGCATATACACTAAGAGGTCCGCGGGAAATACCATATCGGAATCCAACCAGAGTACATAATCAAAGTTTTCTTGTATCGCTTTGGCAGCGAGCTGGTTTCTACTGTCGTATATCAATGAGCCTATCTGCATTGCAAGGGTGCATTCCCCCTCTTTCTGCAAAGAGGCTAAAGAGTTTGTAAAAAGAGCTGGTACCTGATCCATACAAGGTACTGCAATTAATGTCCTCATGGTGTGATCCTCCTACTGTCACGCTATATTATTTTGTAACTTTTACGAAGTGGTTCGGTGCGATAACTTCGAGAGCAACGTACTCGCGTCCCATAACCTCGATGAGGTCTTTCTTCTTCTGGGAGAGATCGTCAAACTTGAAGCTAATTCCGTCGCCATTGGGGAAGTTGGCAAGTGCGCCATTCTCAAGGTCACCAACGATGAGATAAGGCACGCCGGTTGTTGCTGCGCTGAATGAAGCAATGCTGTTGTTGATAACAACGTCCATGCCTTCAAACGGGTCGATCGGGAAGTTGGCGGCGTACTGTGCAGCTTTGAAGGCAGCTTTTGTGAGCTGGTGCATCATAACGACAGGACGTCTTGCTTCGTCGGACAGATATCCCATTGCCTGAGCAACAAGGCCGATAGAAATTGTGGTAGATGTGAATGCCGGAACGCCGGGGCAAGTTGTGGTAGAAACAGTGCCGCAAGCTTTGATTTTATCAATCATCTTGTCGGCCATTGCCTTTGCGATCTTATAGGCAAGCTCTCTATAGATGTAACGGAGGAATTCCTCTCCACGGAGATCATATGTCTCGTCGGAGATTGAGATCCATTTCTTTACAGACTGGGGTTTGAGCTCAATAATTCCCAAATACAGGGACTCTTCGTTAACAGCGTCGCCGCCTTCGGTGTGCCATGTTGCATCACTGCCGGAGATCTCGAAGTTAACTTTTACGTCACCCCTCAGATATGCTTTGCGAACGCGACGAAGAAGGTCTTCATCGTCCCAAGCTGTTTTAACAATGTCATAAACGAATTCCGGAACTGCTACTGTTCCACCAGCTACATTCTCTGTGAGAAGAGCGCGGCATTCAGTTGCGTCGCCGGTCTTGATGTAATCGGCAAAAGCGTCGATATACTCTTTGGAGTTGCGAATTTCCATAGTGTCAATTACCTTTCTTTCTTCTTCAGGAGTAAACTCCTCCTGTGTTTTTCCAGCGCCATCACCAATCATGTCGAGTAATGCTGTGCGCTGCTCTTGTGCCTGAGCTCTTGCGTCTAACTCCGCATTGATTCCCCTAACTTCGGTTTCCAAAGCATCAAGGTCGGCGTCGTCCGCATCGAGAAGGCCACGGATTTCTGCCAAACGAGCTTCAAGCTGTTCGGCACTCATGTTTTTAAATTCCATAGGTTTATCTCCTTGTTTCGACCAATAATTTGATCTTGCGTTTTTGGGCCTCCCTTGACAGAAACTCCTTCGCCGCCTTCTCGATCTCTCCGTCTATGTAGGCACGGGCTGCCGCTATATCAGTGTTCGGGTTTGCGGGGATGCTTACCGCGGACACGTCAAAGATACGTTTAATGTGCTTGATTGTTCTGGTGTGGGTGTCCTCGTCGTAAGAGTTTTTATCCACTGTAAACGCCCAAGACATTTCGCTGACCATTCCGGAGTCAATGTTTTCAAACATGTTCCTTGCGTCCGGTGTTTTGGAAAGGTCCGCCTCAACTTTCAGGCCATGTTCGTCTATAGAAAGCTGGAGTGTCCCGTTCTTTTTGCGGGCAAAGACCATTCCGCCGTGGTCATACTGAAAAATGACATCATCCATAGTCGTTAACTCGTCTATGGCGTTGCGGTCGATTACTTCCTTATAATCAACCCCGTCGTAAGAAAAAAGCGTGTATGGATCGTCAAACGTCGTCGCATACCCGCTTACTCTATAGGTTTTTTCTTCGCTTTCCTGTGGTAGCATTCTCTCCAAAGGAATTGAGCGATATTCTCTTTGTTCAGGTAGATAAGGCATTGTCTTCCTCCTCTGATTCTTCTGTATTAGGTTCAGTAGTAGTTTGAATATTGGCTCCCGGCTTTCCTTCCTGTACGAAGTAGTATTCGCCACGGATAGGCGATTTCTGCCCTTCTCCGTCCGGGAGAGGCTCCAGCCCAAAGAGGTCTCTTATCTCGTCTATCATTGCAAGGCCTCTGTCAGCCATAGCGTTAGCAAGCTGGATCTTGTTCTTTATAGACATGTTTGAAAGTCTGTTACTGGAAACCTCAATTACGTTTCCGTAGTCGCGCTGAGTATCCGAGAGCAGCATCTTTGTGAATACTTCTCCCAACTGGATTGCGAAAGGTTCAATCGCTCCAGAATAAAACGCGTCTATCTCTTCAGCAGTGGCACTGTTCTGAATTATCCTCTCGTTTGTGCCAAAGTAGTTGTAAACTCCGGTCTCGATAACTTTTCTCTGTTCAGCGTCAACGACGTAGGGTTTACTCTCTATCTGCTTTACGTCTTTGTACGTATTCGGGAAAAGCAAAAAGCCTCCGTTCGCGTCAGAGGCTTTTAAGTTATATTCAGTAAATCTCTGTCTTTCCTTTGCGAGGTCCTCAGCGTTGGTAAAGTTGCTTATCGTCGCCATAAACCGGAATGTGGACCCGTTTTTAACAGCCTCTTTAATAGCTTGGTGCTGAAGCGTTATCAGGTCGAGAGTCGGTCCCAGAGCGTGCTCTTTGGTTCCGAAGAAATCGCTTTCATACTGGAACCTTGTCATTATTCCGCACTTCTCAAGCTCTATGGCAGCATGTCTGTTGTCGACATACTCAAATCTTAGATAAGCTACGCCTTTGTACTGTCTGATCTCGCATTTTCTGGGAACAGTGACAAATACTCCGGTAGTTTCGCCATATTTGTTGATGACCGGAAGAATGACCGCAGTATTTTGTACTAAGAGTATAGTTTCCAGCCTGTATAAGAACTGGCTCCATGTAGTCCATTCGTTCGGCGCCTTTTTCAGCTTGTTTCTAAGCGAAGATGACGACGGCCCGCTCCAGATAACATTCAACTTGCTGCAATGCCTTGCGCAAGCGTCAATGCTGTCTCGGACCAGATCCTGTTCGTACATCTTCCCGCCCCAGCTTGTAAAATGAGGCTCATAAGCAGTTAGCGTCTGGAATACTGTCTCTTCCTTGTACTGCTGTTCCTTTTTGGGAAATAAAATTTCATAAAGACCCATAAAAATTACCCCGCGTTCATGAGGCGTCTTCCGTCCTCATTCCAGTATTTTTGGCGGCCTATCATCGCGTCTATTATTGCCGCCATTCCGTCTATATGATCTGTCGGTGATATCTTTACCAGCTTAACGCGCTCGGTCTGGTTTTCCATTTTTAACGCCGCGTTGAGAAGGTGAACCTTTAACAGATCGTTGTCTCCAATATCAATCCGCCCGTCTTTTATCATGCCCTCAAATTCTGCAATACCGGGCGTCATGTTGTAGCCCTGATGGCAGTCGTCAGTAAGGCAGCCGAATTGTTCAAGGTCCTTTATCAAGTACTGCGCCGAATACCGGTCATACATGACCCTCAGCGGATAAAGGTGATAATTATTTATTATTTCTGTTATGTAGTTATAACAGTCGTTATAGTCTATTACATTTGAGCCAGAAAGCTGCAAAAAGCCCTTCTGGACGTAAATATTGTATGGCAAGTTATCTCTTGCCGTGGCCTCTTCAAGTTTCTCCTCAGGCAAGAAAAACTTTCCGAAAATGCTGATTTTATCGTTCTTCTGGACAAGCCACATAACGGCAGTAAGGTCCGTCGTTCTCGACAAGTCGATACCCAGCATGGCGTAGTGTTCTCTGAACATGTCTGGCAATATTGGCCTTCCTGAATAAGCTCTCTCGACATCGGCAGCATTCAAAAAAGCTTGGCTGCTGCTCTGTTTTACATTTGTGTACTTTACGATGAATTCGCTGCGTTTCGAAAGAGAACCCTCTGCCACCGCGAGCTCCTCCAGAAGATAGTCAAGAGTCACAGATACGCCAAGATTCGGGTTTGCTTTTTGCCATTCGTTCGCGTCGTTCCACTTTCTTATGTCGTCAATCATGTAGATCATAGGAAGGAAACGCGTCTCTCTGGAATCCCCTTTTAAAAGCCTTGTAGCCCTCTTAAATAGCTCGTCATACGGCCCCTCGTTCTCATACCCCGCTGAGGATATCGAGATCAGCAGAGGCTGTTTTCTTGCGCCTTGAGAGGACTTCAAAACCTCGTAGAATCGGTTCCCGCCATTAGCGCTCCATGATGCTATCTCATCCCCGATTCCCAAAGAGATATTTAAACCATCGGATTTTTTCGCTGAAAAAGCCAGAGGCTTAACCATGCTGTTTGTGGATTCAATGTAAACGTCCGTTCGCCGTTTCTTGATTCGTTTAGCCAGCGCCGGTTCTTTTTTGCACGTCTCTACGAAGTTGTTATATCCAATTTCTGCCTGTTCGAGCTTAGGCGCAACAAAGTAGATCCTCGCTCCATATTCCCCGTCCATAAAGGCACAGTAGGCAGCAATAGCAGACAATAAAAGCGTCTTGCCGTTTTTTCTGCCAACTACCAAAAACACTTCCCGAAACTGGCGCTCGCCGGCCTCGTTTACTATCCCAAAAATAATGGATATAAAGGCCTTTTGCCACAGCTCAAGGACGATCTTGCCCGGCGCAAGTGGGCCTTCAGAATGACGGCAAAACGCCTCTATAAAATCAATGGCCTTGTTAGCTTTCTTCTGGTCAAAGAAGAAGTCTTTTTTCTCAAGGCCATGAATTATGTATTCATAGACAAGAATTACCCACTGTCCGACAGTGACTGTCCCGTCTTTTATCTTCTGATAGTACAGATAGATGTAATTCATGCCATTTTAGCAAATTTCTCGAATTCGTCCTCCGGTTCTGCCTCTGGGACGGAATCGAGTATCTTCAGCAATGTATCCATCGTTCTGTTCGCGGAATTGCTGGTGTTGTTGTATTCCTTGATTGCCGGGTGTACGTAAAAGTTCGGACGTCCCTTTACATACTCTTTTGAGACGATTGTCTCTTCATCGCTCATAACTTCTGCGAGTTTTTTCAATGTCTGCACTTGTGTGTCGTATCTTTCAAGCGTTGACATGAATTTATAGTCATTCGTAAGCCCCTTTTTGTGGGCCTCCCGCAGTAAGCCTTCGCGAAGTTTGTCGAAGTCCTTTTCAAATTTTGCCATTTTGCCTCACTACTTATTATTCCAAAAAATTTTTCCGCACGTGCTCCCAGTTTTTCTTATC